CATTATTTTGCCTGTTTGCCATCTCTTGAGGGTTTAAAGCACCGAGACCGGCACCAACCGCTGAATCAAGATTAATCCGATCATTGCCTTTTTGGTTAACAAGATCCATAAAGCTGCTGTTAACTTTCTTAGACGTAAGTTTAGAAACCTCGAAAGGATCTCCGCTTGCTAAAACCTGAAGGCTTTTATTAGCTTCAACTTTCTTAGCATTAGTCTTCGCTAGAATTCCTTCGAGCTCACGCATCTGACCTTTGTTAATGAAAGAGCCTGCCCCTTCGTTTTCTTCGTATTCCGCAACGATCCGCTGCACATCCTGAACACTTTGCACTTCTCCCATCTGTATTTGGTATACAGCATTAGTAAAATTCTCTGCTTGTGTATCTTTATACAGCGCCATCTTTAGCGTTGCGGCAGCGATACCACCAATATCATTTTTAGCAAGATACCGATCGAATTCTTCTGGGGTTAGATCTTTATCTTTTACGTACTGCTCCGCTTCCATAATACGCGTTTGCAAATCTTGCCGGTCTAAGCCAAGTTTTAAGTCCATACGCTGCTGTGGGCTTATCCCACCACCCATAGCGTCTACTTGCTCTTTAGTAAGATTGCCATTTGCAGCCATTTCCTTTGCTTGAGCAAAGTTTAATGCTTGCTGCTCTGCGCGCAATCGGTCTGCTGTGGACTTCTCTTGTAGAAGAGCTTTGGAAACCTCAATATGAGTTTCTTCAGACATCCCTTTAGGCCGGTTACTATAGAAACTATATAAAAAATCACTGCCGCGACCAGCCATCAATGCTTTTCTAAATCTTCCAGAATACAAAGCTGCCTCACGGTCGACATGAGCAGCCTTAATCATATTTTTAGCGTCAAACTCGTCTATAAGACCGGCTTTCTGTGCGTTAGTAATAGCCAAAGGCATTTGTGCCGCAAGCTGATTACCTAAGGCTTCATTGCCAGATGCATAGGCATTTATCATCCCAGTGTGGGAGTCAGATAAATTATTTTTAAAATTAGCTTGTCGATAATTAAAGTTGTATTGGTCGGTAGTTTTCTGAACATTAAGCCCCATTTCTTGTTGCAGGGCACCAAGCTTCATTTGTACTTGTGGACGTATATATTCTGGGGTTGCCGATAAAATACCCTCTATGGCGGCAGCGGAGTTCGCTTGGTATCTGGCGTAGCTTTCACTGTCAAGCTGACCATTGGTAGTCTCTTGAGTAGCAATTTGGTTAAGAGTATTAACGCCCTGATTAACTACTGTTAAATATTGTTCGCCTTTTACAACGTCATTGTATCGTCTGCGAGATGCGTTAGTAGCGTTTTTATAAGCTAGGTCATCATTCGGATTCTTTGCTACATCCTCCCACGCCTGCTGTTCAAAAGCAGCAATAGATGCTTCTTTTCCGATCTCTCCAGTTGTTCTTGCGATAGAATCCCAAAGCATCGTTTCTGCTGCAAAAGCATTTCCGCTGGAAATCCCATAGCCAGGGTTTCTATTAACTGTTTTTCGCGGCATGAGCACTACCCTCCGAACATAGAAAACATTGACGAGCCAAAGGCCATTAAATCTTTTCGCCCTTGTTCATTTTCGTTTAAAGATTGTCCGCCACTCATAAGAGACATAAGCGCTTTGTTTTGTGATCTAGAAATATTACTTTGCCCGGATATTGCAGTACCGGCTTGACCAATCATAGCGTTATAATCTATGGCAGCAATATCTTGTTGTGCCGCCATATATTCGCCATACGCTTGTTGCTGATTATTCCCCATAGCTAAGCCAGACAATGCGTTTTGTTGCATAACCTGCGTGTTAGCCTGCCCCATTTGCCGTAAGCGATTTTGGGTTTGTTCTGACGCTGAAATTCGTTGCTGTGTCTGCTGATTCTTCATTTGCTGCTTTTGCAGCTCAGCTTGACTCATTGATGATTTAGCGCCCAAAGCCATTGAGGCCATAGTAGCTGCTGCCATAAATGCTGCCATGCTCATAATTTCTTCCCCTTAATCGTTAGACACTTCGTACCCAAGTCCGCGCAAAGTAAACGGCCAAGGGTCTTCTTGTGTAATAGTCACGTCTAATTCTCTCTGCGGACCTGTCATTGGCGCCCACTTATAAACTCCGGTTTGTACAGTCGGCGCAGCATTAAGGAAGTTATCACCAAACTCATTCATCGGGATTTCATCACCGTTCACCAGCACGTTATAAGAATTATAGTAATCTACATAAATAATTTGTACGCGCTTCGGCCTGTATAAATAAGTGCCATAGTCAGGCACTGTAAAGTTCAAAGGCTGAATTTCCGGCGTAAAACCCAAGCCAACTTCGACTTCCGTTGCTGCGCTCTCAAGATCAATAGACCCGCCACTAACAGTACGCTCATACCTATAACCATCTGCAATTACCTTCACTGTTTCATCGTTTAAATGATCCAACCCGGTTACCGTAGAGCTGGGGGATTCGTATACATATTTTTTGCCTGAATCGACTAGATAATTAAAATCGATCTGTTCTAGAAAAAATTCCATATTCCCTTGGATCTCCCTTTCCACCACCGCAAAAATATATCCATCTTGACTCGCTAACTGGCGGAAGTAACCATCCGTGGTTATCTGCGTCCATCCAGCAACACCTTGCTCTTCAAGTGCTGACAGAATAGCAATCGTCCCGTCAGTCATCGTGAACATTGCGTACGACGAATCCTTATCAAAAGAACTCTTAACCGCACAAGAAGACACGGGTGTGTCGATCAGATGATTAGATAAAATACTGGCGTTCATAAAGTTATAAGAATTCTGCTTGATGTCAAAGCCAATAGAAGTGATTGACCTACCACCAGCCGAGGCATAGTAAATCTTGTTATCTAACTGCACCGCCGGTATAGCAAGACACCCATCATCAGATTCTTGATCGAACTTTCTATTGTTCGGTGTAATAGCAGCACTCGTGCTTATTACTGTGCTGTAAACACCGGACGTAGTGAATACGGTAAACGTCTTAGACGCTTCCATTGAGATAATAAACCCAGCATTCTTGTTTGAGGCTAGAGAAAAGCCGTTGGCATCCTCAGCGCTTGAGTCGTCAAAATCACTTTCATTATTAGTGACCGACGCCCAAATCACCCCGGGCTGAGACGTATTACCTCCAAACATCAATCGGTTCTGGAATAGCTCACCCGTCTTAGGCCAGCCACGCTCATCGCTAAATGCAACTTCTAGCAAAAAGCAGTCAGCGCCATTGATCCCGGTTGGGCTAGTCGTCCACGTGCCGTAGACAGTAACGTTATTAGCATCAACAAACGTTGCGATACGAGCCACTAAAGCGTCAATATCCAAATAAAACGGAAACTTAAACAGGCCGCCAACATGATTCGTTGTGAAGATCGCCTCTGAGCAAGTCAGCGTATTAGTTGTGTGGTCGAAGTCAAACGTCGCCGTAAAGTAATCTTGAGCATAATCCCAAGTGGGCTGCGTCTTGAACTCAAACTCAGCCAAAGACCATTCGTTTTGAAAGACTACATTCGAACTCGTTCCGGCATTAATCAAGCTTATGGGGCTACTATCAGCGCTAGCATTCGTGGGAGTTTCAAAAAGCCTAATCTCACCATTCGCCACGACACGCGCAAAGTACACCGTATCCTCATCTACCGCAGGACTTGAAGACGGTAATGTACCAGACGTCGTTAGCTTGAAAGGAAGTACCAGCCCCACAGCCAAAGCAGGACCAGAGATAGCCAAAGAATCATCCTCCACCCCCAATCCAGTAATGGGATATGCCGCACTATCCCCACGATTTAGATATCTGGGAACGTATTTCTCATGGAGAATAAGCGGCGATGTCCCAATCTGCACGAATCTTAAATCTTGTATTTGCTGCCTAGCATAAGGATGTGCTATTTGCGCAACAAGATTTCCTTCATAAAATATATTTATAAACGACGGGTCGACTTGTAAACAGTAATAGCTATATAAGCCGACACGAAAAACATAAATAGCCAACTCAGAAGCCACATCTGCGTAATTATTACGATACAAAAACCGAGTGCCGAAGCGCCGAATAAGACCGCCGCGAGGATTGATAAGAACATTTTCAGCTTTCTTAACTGCTTTATAAAAGCCGTCGTAATCTGCTCGCGAATAGAGCTCAGGCGAAAGCTCGCCATTGCTAAAATTCGTTTGAAGCCTTTCAGGCATGACCTAATACCTCGCATCAAGATAACGTCTTGTCTTGGCAAACGGATTTGGTTTGTCTTGAGAATTCAGCGAAGCCGCCTGATTCTTTGCAAGGACCGCTTTTAACCTTAAAGATTCTGCTAATGCAGAGTTTTGGAGCACTGACATGGCTATTTCTTCAGCAATACGCCACGCTATATAGTTCACGTAATAAGCCGGTAATTGTGTGGGCTGCGGCAAAAATACATATTTGATTTTCATCACATTAACGTTGGAGTACAGCTGCCTATCTTCTAGGATGTCATAGTCAACGCGCGGATAAGTGTCAGTGATGCGTATGTAGTCGCCCGGGAGCTCAAAAATAAACTGGTAGTAAGGAGTGATTGGCGTGCCTACATTAAGAGTCAGCTCAGCCCATTTTGTGGCAAAAGACGGTATACCAACGCTTATGTCCGTCTCAAGTAGCAGATCGTAAAATCTTTCTGCAGTCTCTGACAGCTTGTTGTCGATAGACGATATAGCCGCTTGACCTAGGCGCTCTATAGCAAGGCTAACAATCTGAACTTTCGTATAGCTCATGACCTACCCCAAAAGGTTGCTAGATTGCTCTTGCTTAGAATATCTACCACTGGACGACATAGCCAGTTCTTGCTGTCTGCGTAGCTCTTGCTCTTCACGCTTACGCATCTCTTCTTCTTCAGCCGCAAGCATATCAGCTTGGTCTTCGGCTTCTTTCATGGCTTTTTCAGCCGGCGTATCCTCGAAAATCCCTATATAACCACCCATAAATCCCTCGCTAAACGATAGTTTCTAGCACCTCGTAACCATATTTACCCGGATTTTTACTAAGTGCTTTGAATAACTGATATGGGCTAATTATAGTACATTCATGAATTTTAAGCACTTGTTTTACAACAGCACAGCACCGGATCGGAGTTGTCCAGAGCCTGACCGCATCTGACTTCTTAGCGTCCGCAACCCTACGCAGCTTAAGTATGTGATAGCCTTTCCCCGCGTAGTTTTTATAGTTAATATTAACCAACTTAATATCTATACCTGCGCTAGTTACGTTAACCCCTACATTGTAGCCGTCATGCTTAACGCACACGACAGCTACAGTCCCAAATCCCGGTTTAAGCATCTTGCGCAACAGATTATTTCTGTCACGCGACGCGAAAATTACATAGAATTCTTGCATTTTTGTTCCTTAGCCCGGGTCAGGCATCGATAAAACCATTAAGGGTATTGATAAAGCAAATAATAAAATACCTATGAAATAGCAAATCCTGGCTTTAAATGGGCTAACATCAAACATGGTTGTCTCATCAAGAACAACCCCCAAGAAGAAGAAAAATATACAGTATAGGAAAGACGCTATAGCAAGCTTAAACATTCTGCCCCCTATCCAAAAACAACACTGATAAAATCAATAAATCCATGCACAATCCCCACTGGGAAAAATGTTAAATCGACAATTAGCAGCGCCACGCGTTCATCCATCACGCACGCAATTATCGACCAAACATAAAAAAATATGCATACGCACATGCCCGCGATCGGCCAATACTCTTTAAAATCTGTTCTATTCATAATTTTTTAACTCCGCTATACTGATTGTCTATTGCTTTCTTCCCATTGCCCGGCGGATCTCCTACCACCGGGCCTTTTTACCTAACTACTCTTCTACAGCCGCTGTCGCTGCCGCTGCCGCTACTTGCTCATGCTGTTCATCATTAAAAAACTTTGCTTTGAGCGAGTTATAAACCGAGGTTATCACTGCAAGCTCTTGCTCACCGGCACATGACTTAACGTCCTTGTAAGCTCTCGCGAACTCAGCTTTTAGTTGATCGAAGCTAGCGCAATGTTTCATCCCGAGCACATACTCTGCAAGCAGTTCGTTAATATCGTAATGCCCGGTTCCTGTTGGGTAAACAGGTGCAAAATCATTGCCAGCGTTGCTTGTGTCTTCCGGCAGCTCAGCAACCTTAGTAGTAAGAGACGAGGCAAGACTTGCTGTTACAGATCGTGGCGTGATGTCTTTTTCTTTAACTTCATAATCCATCACTTCTTCGGCAGACTTAATACCCTTCAACACATCCGAAAATGCATCTCTCAGGGCAAACCCGCGGGCACGCATCTTGAGCATGCGCTCAGGATATTGTGACCAAGGACCTTGTTTGCCCAGCAAGCCCGCGCGCTTAGCATCATCATAGCTAAATGTGGCGACTGTATCTGACCGACCTATGCGCTTAACCACGCACTTGGCAACACCGTCAACCAAAGTCTCTTGTATGTCTACGCAGTCTTTGTGGCCTTGCACTAGCGCAAGCAGCCCATCTCCCCATACGCACGGGCGCCCATTAATCACGCTAATGGATTGCAACGCAAGCATTGGCGATAGACCTATTTCAGCCCCATACTGCCACTTAACCAGCACGTTAGCCGGCTTGCCTTTATCTTCCTTCGGCACTAAGTCTGTCTGCGCAAACTGCTCAGCGAGCTTCATGATCTCACCGACAGTCTGTGACTCAAATTTAATTAATCCTGACATATTGTTATCCCCTGTGTGTTAACGGATCTCTAAAAAACTACTTTCCTTCATGTACTTCTCAGCCACTTCTGGCAGTTCTTTCTTGAGCAACGCCGTGTCAATCGCTGAACGCGTGCGCTTGCGGATAGAGCACAGCTTGTTGCCTGTAACATCCACCAAATCACCGCACTGCCCGGCTCTGCGGATAATCTCAGTCCTGTACTCATCAGCTTGCTTAGACAGCTCGGCAGCAGACGCCTTCAGTGACTTATACTGCTCATACATCCCAACAACTTCCTCTTTAACCACAATTGGCTTATCGGTGCCGTGCATCGCTAAAACGTCACTCACAGACTCAGCAACAGGCGGAACGCAGCCAAGCACATGATGCTCCCAAAATCGCTTCTCTAGCGCGATTAACGCCGCCTCTAGGCCCATATCACGCGTATACACATATTCTCGATACTTATTACCTCCGATCAGCACTGCAACATACACTTTCTCAAGGTCCAGCACCGCGCAATAGTGAGCGCATTGCAGAGCATAATGCTCTGGCATAGCATCAGTAAGCTCGTCGCCCCACTTCTTCGCCGAGTACTCACCCGCTGTTTTAACTTCAAGCGCCGCGCACTCATCAGCGATCAGTCGGTCCACATTTGCCCGCATAAACGAGTATTCAGGATGCACAAACGTCCGGTCTGATACTATCAACGTTTTGTTATTGCGCCGGGAAAACTCAGCTGCCACAACGTCTTCGAGCACGTTACCCCAGTGCATAGCCTCATTTTCTTCAACCCTGTAGCTATCCGTAGTCTTTGATAGCCACACATCATACGGGGTTTGCCATGGATTCTTGCCGCATACTGCCGCAGCGTCAGAGCCACCAATACCTAACTTCCTGTCTTGTAATTGCTGTTCCGTAAGCATGTTATACCCCTAATTTAGCCAGGCAGCATGCACAAGTAACTTCGCTTTGCGTATCTTGTTTTTTCTGCTCAGCGGCCAAGTCAATATTGCTATACTCAGCAAGCAAGTCTGTGTAAAAAGCCGTGTACTTATCAGAAAAGCTCTCAAAATCTATCTTGCGTATGGCCAGCAAATCATCAGCCAAGCCTTTGTTTGACCCTGATAGATATAAAACTACTTTATCGCGCTTAGCATCTTCCAAAGTTTTTTTGTATATCAAGCACAGGTTATGATCTTTCTTAGTCTCAGCGTTGAAAGCCCCTGCAAGTAGATCTAACGTAGACAATAGCTTGTCGTTAATCTCTTCTGTTTTTACGATTTCAAATCCCATCACCAACCTTCCTTTGTTTTAGCCTCAGCTTTAAAATTAATTTCATCCAGTTTCTCTATAAACACGCTCAACAACGGATCGCTATAAGATATAGCTAGATCTAATCTGTCGTTTTTAGCAAAAAGCACTTGTATCTCTTTGTAGCGCATATACAAATCCCGATCGATCCGATCAATCACAGCACTTAGGAACAAGTCCCGCAGATCATTAAAGTGCCGGTTAAAAAACGACTGCTGATCGTTAGCATCACCAGAAAACTCTTTCATCGTGCTAAAAGTCATCTTGTTAGCGCGCAGTATCGCAATAAAGCAGCACAAACCAGTGTATGTCCCAGAGTGCTTATCTATGTCGCCAATAGAATCGGTAATCAAGCTAAAAACCTCATCCGCTGGCAATGAGTCTAGCAGCATAAAAGCTAGCTCATACTTCCTTGCTTTAGACAGCATGTACGTGTCAAACACCCCAGATTTTGCTAGCTCTGATATTTCTTTCTTGTAGTCGTATTTCACTTTGATGCCCCGTACAAGTAATCATAAATTCTTGTGGTTGCTTGCTCAGCAATAGTGTTGAAATGCAGATGGTCTTGTATCACATAGTCAACAAGATGCAAAAACAGATACTTCTCGTAAAGATGCTCATTGCCAAACTTTGTTTTCTCGACGTGCACATAGCTAATTCGTCCCGTCTCTTTTTCCAAGCAAATGTAATACGCAGGGGCTTCTTCCGCGTTAAAGTATTCTTTCACGCAGCGCATAGCATCTTTCATCGCGCACTTAACATCTACAAAAAACTTATTGCCTGCTCCATAAAAATCCTTAAAATCAAAATCAAACTCTATATACTCGAACGTGTACTTAGCGCGGCAATACACGTCAAACACAGTGTCAGAGCCATCAAAGTCACACCCCGCATAAAGCATAAACGGGTAAACTCTCGACTTCTCACAGCTACTGTCGCTATAAAAAATCACACCAAACGAATCAACATACAAGTTAATATCGCGCTTACCAGAACAGATCATGTAATGCACATATTGCCTGCAAACCTTACGTAACTCGTTGCTATCCAGACCCATAATAACCCCCTTATTTATCCTGTAAATTAAGCATAACAACAAGTTTACAACAAGTCAACATTTGGCTATAATAATTTCATTAAGTAGTTGTTTATTGGAGAATTATTATGGTTACAGAATTACAAGCTATGCGCTTAGTCTCGTTGATGTGTGCAAAGCACAACGGCAAGCTAACGCGCACGCAGTACACCAGGCTGAAAGCAAGGACAAACCCACAGGATAGGGATGCGCTATTAGTGCTGGCGGCAAGTAAGGGCTGGCTAGAGATCAAGCAGAAGCTCACAAAGTGCGGGCGGTACGTGTACATCGAATACGCGGTTACCGAGCAGGCAAAAAAGTTACACAAACAACTAACACACGGAGAGATGGAAAATGGCAAAGGGCGAAAAAGTGACGATGCGTAATATCATCAACAAGCACTTCGAAACTAATGTAGACGAGTTTGTCGGCGTGCTAAAACGCAAACCAGAACTATGCAAATCTAAGAGCAAGCTTTTAGTTGAAGCCCTTAACTGCGGTTACTACAAGATTGCCGAAGCTTTAATAGAGCGCGGGATTGGCTTGCAAGCGAAGGACTCAATGCTCTATACGCCGCTGCATCTAGCCGTGGCACTCAACAAGACACATCTGGCACGCGCTATAATAGCCCAAAATTGCGATTTAAGCGCTGAAACGATAGAAGGTGATACGCCACTAGCACTATTACGCAAAGACGCTCCTAGGGCTCTTGTAGAGGCTTTATACGAGGCTTACAATTTTGACACGTCGCTGCAAGATCAAGTTTAGCTAGTTTTTGGTGCTGGTCTGCTCAGATCGGCACTGACTTATCCACATATCCACAAGTCATGCGAGTTACCCACAGGTTACTACCGATAATCCCGATAATCACAGGGCTTAAGATTTGAAAAGTTGATCAACGCGCGCGCGTGCGCGTAAAAGAAGATCTATCTTTATCTTTAAATACTTAAAAGAATTAAAGATTAATAATAAAAGATAAAAATAAAGAAGTATTAAAGACTAAATAATTGTTTTGTTTTTTATTATTTTTAAATGCGAAGCAAAAAAACGTAACGTCACGTAACGTACGTCACGAGTACTACTACTGAAGCCCAAACCAAGATATAAAGAATATACAGTCAAAAAAAAAGCTTGTCAAGAGGTAAAATCTGAAATTTCTATAGCAGAGAGCTAAATTTTAAGATCCACACAAATTTTCTGGAACTCCTCTTGATCTATCCGCCAATTAGTATAATATTTCTGAAATATCGTGATACCGGACAGGTTGCCACGGAAATGGAAAAATATTATACATGGAGGTGTTTGGTGATTAAGTTCTTGGATGATGATGAAGAGTATTTTAAAAAATATAATTCAATTTCTGATGTTATGACGGATGCCCAGAGACGCGAGATGTATCCCGGAGCTAGCTTTCCAGATATGCATGCCTTGTACGGAAAGCAGTTTGATAATCCTGAGCTGCATAGAAGCAGCATTGTTTCGTGGGCATATGAAACCGTGAAGTTTGCGAGAGGTGAGCCTCAGGAAGAGCAGGAGGACAGGAAAGAAAAAGCTTTAAGGAAGAAAGAAGCGACTAATAGAGCCCAAAATATAGGCTATAAAATAACCGGGAAAGAACCTCCTAAGCCCATGGATTTTAGCTTTCTTAAATCGCTGTTTTTGACGGAAAAAACCAAGAAGGATGTAATGAACGTGGTTAGTTCTGCTTGGGCTAAGAACCACATATACAAAGACGAATTTCCATCATCAACTGTGTTGATAGAGTGCGCCGAGGTAGAGGTTCTAATAACCATGAACAAAGATAGAAATATCTCTCCAAATGAAGCGGTGCAGCTTCTAGCAAGAAAGATAATGCCAGGGGGATATAAGTATCCACACTGGTATGCGGATTATAAATATTACAAAGACTTTGGCTAGAAACAGAAAATAAATTAGTGTAAAATTTCTTCTTATGAGCAGCGTAAATGGGGTGTGAAATGAGAAGAGAGCTGATAAAAGGAATGATTGGTAGATGGAGGGATTTACCGTCTGACACTTTAGTACCAAGTAAAATAGCGGCAGTAATTCTTGGCGTAGATGAGGTCTTGCTTGACAAAAAACGGTCTTTAGGGAGGGGTGTTAACTACGTAAAAATTGGTGGATCAGTTAGATATAAGAAATCAGATATTGATGAGGAGCTTAGGAAAAGTGAATACAACAGGACACAGGAAGGCAAGTGCTAAGCACTATTTTGGATACATTACACCGGCATGCGTACGTGCAGCCCGTGACGTTTCGTTATTTTTTATCAAAGAATTTCAAATGACAAAGACAGAAGACAGGTTAGCTGCTGAGCTATGCATTATTGGGATAAGAGATTTTTTGAGAGATCTTGAACATAACGTTAACTTATGCGACGCGGTAAACACGTTAATATTTTCATATAGTAAAGAAAATAATCCGTATGTTACGGAACAGTTTGTCACGGATTCAATGGTAGATTCTGTTTTAAGTCATTTCGCATCTTGTGAGTACATAAAACCGGTTGACTTTTTTGACAAAGAATTCTTGCCGCCTGATATTTACAGACGCGTTGAAACTGATTCTAGGAATGCTTACAGACTTAATAAGCACTATCAACAAGATTTTGATTCAAAAGATGATCTTTTTGAGTCTGTTGCTCAAGCAATCTATCTAAACTCTGTTTATAGGTGTGGAAATTATAAGAATTTCAATCACATAGTAAACGCTATGATTAGGTTTTTGAATGGCGGTACGTTTAGACGTCCTTACGCGATTATGTACGAGGGGAGAAGCTAATGGAATTTACAGACAAAATTAAAAGATTTTACTGGTCTAATGACGACGAGAAGTTTTCGATATCTGAGCTAGCCGAAGTTCTTTTTTTGTGCCCAAAATCTCTCTATGACAACAAAGAATTCAGAGAGTTTTTTGATATCAAGAAAGCGCAGAGGGTGAAAATATCAAAAAAAGAGCTTATGCAGTTTTTATATAAAAGATAAATACTTACGGGGGATATTATGAGCGATAAAAATATTGAGGATGCTTTAAACGAAAATATAGCTATTTTTGAATCTACACTAACTGAATTTTGTGGTGGAGCTATGAAATATGGGGTTAGCCAAGAAAGTATAGAGCTAGCAGAGGAATCTATAAGATCGTGGCTGGGAAGCGTTTTTGCTTATGACGATTTTCGTCTTTACGCAGAAAAAATCATTTTGATTTTTAATGAGTTAGTAAAACACATGATAGACAAGGCAAATTCATTAGAAGATAAAAATCTTGGCTGGGAAAGGGCGGTTGATGTTGCCATCAAAGCCAGAGCATATTTTTCGCATCTAGAGCGATTGTTTTTGTATAGAAAAGATGGCCACTGGGATATTTTCGGAACCTCCGTTAGTTTTCTTGTTGATGAATTCGAAAGAGCGATTATTGATGGATGGATGCGCATCTTAAATGACCCGTCCGCATACCCATCGATGGAAGAGGCGAGTTCGGTTTGGGACCAGATCCTACTAGAGAATGGCTCGGTTCGTGACCGTATGCCGCTGGAGAAAAGCTAGCAATGATTGACGAACTAATAAAAATCCTTGCAAACGCCAGGAAAATTGAAATAGCACTTAAAAATCTAATCATGCATCTAGAAGACTCAATATTTGGTGATGTGGAGGAGGACGCTAATGAACAACAACAGTAACTACGAAGAATACATGCGTAAGCGCATGGAGCTAACTCTTGCAACGCTTGAGCGCGTAGAGCGCGGGGCGTTGAAGATCAATCTGGACAAGACCCTAGCGACAGAAAACAAGCGCGACCTGCGGGCCCTGGACGCATACAAGACATGGGCTGGGACTATATATTGCAAGCGCAATACTGATGCGATTAACGAGAGGATTAAGGAGTTGCAGCAGTGGTAGTAGGTCGCAGACAAGGGGCGCTGTTACACGCCCCGTAATGCCTATAGGTAGGTCACTGTATAAGTATGCGCCCAGATCTTACTAGTCAGCGACTCTATAACGTCAGCTAGAGAGCATGCATTAATACGGTGCACGTCAGTGATGCCGTCCAGGCTGTTATAGACTTCGATCTCGTAACGATCACGATTACCCTTGCGGTACGGCCTGACTAATAGCGTGCGATGCGTTTTGGGGTAATGACGGATTAAAAAGCGGCTAAAAACTTCGGTTACTGACGGTGTTAGTACTGTTGTCTTCATAATTTTTATCCTTGTACAGAGGGAAATGTATATTTCTTGGGCTTCTTAGCAAGGTACTCTTGAACATCAGCAGGATCGTACATTACACGGCGCCCAACCTTGTAATAAGGGATTTCTATCCTAGCTTTTTTTGGATTGCGACAAGTACGCATTGCTCTCAACGAGTCAGGCTTTAGGCCCAAAATATGGGCCGCTGCATCACTTGTTATTAATTTAGACATATCCATTAATTTATCCCTCTAATCCATTTGCCAATTTCTTCTGCTGCCACGACCACGCCAATCACTACCGACGCGCAACCCACACACTGCCCTAGTAACGTAATAATATCCATAATATCCATTGTAATAATCTCCTATTATTGCTGCTGTTAATTTTCTACATCACGACTGCATGAATACATCATAGCAATATACGCAAACAAACGCAAGCATTTCTTGCTTTATTTTGCACCTTGTTAGATTGACTTTTAGTCGTGAGACTTATATAATGTATAAGTATTGTTATGTAACAGTTACACACACACAGGATACATATAATGAGAGATAGAGACACATTACGCAGACTGACTATACAGAGAGCTATGTTTGATCGGCACGCGGAACTCGCAGGGGCTGCAAGAGCTGATGAGTACGCTAGACTGCGAGCTGACATGACAAAACATATTAGAGATTGCGACGATTTCTCCGAGTTGCAAAAACCCAACACAGAAGTCGGGAACAAGACACTAAGTAAGTTCTCTAAGTAATTAGATTAACAAATGCATATGAGACTAAATTGGTACCATATCGATGGTGAATAAACGCATAAGGCAGTCTGAGTCTGCTAGATATAGCAATACTAAGGATATTGGTAGGACTGTAGAGACTGCTGATAGCCGGCAGAATCGCGAAAAACGCGTAATGGTGCCGATCGAGAATGAGCATCTAGAGAAGATCTTGGCTAAGAGCGGAGACATCGTAGATAACGTGCTGTCTCTATGTTTGAGCTCTGAGCCTGATGCTGTGCTCTTGCGCTATGTGTTAGACCGCATCCTGCCGCGGTCAGCGTCTGACGCATATCTTAAGGAGCGTGTTAGCCTTGGCATTGGCCCTCTCGAGCAGATAGATAATGTCATAGCGTTAGTTGCTGAACAAAAACTCACTCCAGGCGAGGGGACTAAGATAGCTCAGCTTATAGATCAACGCATTAAAGTGCAGCAGCATGTAGAGATACTGCGCAGGCTAGAGTCTATCGAGCATGCTATGCAGTCTACTGCGACAGAGCAATCTAAGCTAGACGACTTAAGGAGTAAGCTCGAGGGTCTGACTATAGATGCAGCGGCAATGCGAGTCGAGATCAAGCAGTGACATCATATATATAGTATACTGACAGCATATCACTTATGAGCATGGACAGTTAGATGACTATTAACAGCACACTAGGTAGACGAGTAGCTACTGCGACGGGCGGACAGACGGCATTCACATTTTCATTTTCGATCTCGGATGAGTCAGATATAAGCGTATATCATCGCGCTGCTGCTGATGACCCATCGCCATCAGATCTATTGACTCTCAATACAGATTATACAGTTACGATCAACGGCAGCTCGGGCGGCACAGTGACTCTAGTCGACGCTGCGGCTAACGGCGACATCGTCGTGATACAGCTGACGAGAGACTTAGAGAGGACGTCTGACTATACGACACTCACGAGCTATACAGCGGACAATCTTAATACCGATTTGGATAACTCTATACAGAGCGCTAAGCGCAATGCTGCTACTCTTGCGGTAACACCGAGCTACAATTACAGCTCAGCTCTGACTGATGCTGACTTATATCTACCAGTGCTTGGGGATGGTCAGTCTTGGCGCATGGCTAGCGACGGCTCTGAGATCGTAGCTTACACGACTCCTGAAGACGATCCTGGGGCCGCTGCTCTGCGTAGTGATTTAGCAGCTGCAACCGGCGCAACGCTTGTGGGCACTGCAACATATGCTGACGTACAGACTGCGCTAGATGCATTGGATGAGCGTGCGGCTATCTATGCTATAGATACTGGGGCTGCTAATGCTCTAGTAGTCACTCTGACTCCGGCCCCGACAGCGTACAATACCGGGGAAGTATTGATTGTTAAGGCCGCTGCTGCTAATACTGGGGCTACGACGATCAATAAAAATGCCTTGGGGGTCAAGAGCATAACAGATTACACCGGTGCTGCTCTAACTGCTGGGGCTATAGCTGTTAGTCAGCTGCTCATACTTGTGTATGACGGCACTAAGTATATCTACGTCAACAATGTGAGTGCATCAGCTACAGCTTATCCACTGGGGTATCAATATGGGCTCGAAATCTCTAATAGTGTGGGTGATGACATACATGATATCACCCTGTCTACTGGCCGCTGTCGTGACGCTGGGGATAGTTACAATATTTTGTCTGCTAGCACAATAACTAAGCGTATTGATGCTAACTGGGCTGCTGGAGATGCCCAAGGCGGATTTCCGTCAGGGTTGGTCTTGACTGGTGGCACTTGGTATAGATTTTTCGTCTTGAGCAAGACAGACGGTACTATAGACGCTGGTTTTGATACTTCCGCGACCGCTGCTAATCTAATCGCTGATGCCACTGCATACACTAAGTATCGTCAGCGTGGGTGGATCTACTACAACGCGAGTAATGAGATTGAGCAATTTTTGCAGGACGGGGACTGGTTCTTCTTGGTAGATCAAGAGGCATTTTTGGTTGCATCAGCTGCCGGGAACTACTCTGTGACAGCAGGTCCGATCGCGCTAGACTTGCCTGATCTAGATCTCAAGTATACGCTGCGCGGCAATATTATCTGCTCGAGTGGCACTAATCGCAATACAGGTAGACTCTTTCGGAGCTATGAGGATAATACAATTGCGGTGCCCCCAGACGGTTGGACTATGTGCTACAACACGACTAATTTTGACGGTTACTCGGCTCATGAGAGTACCGGCAAGGCTGGCACTGGCACTGTATATATACGTACAGCTAACACACAGACAGTGACGGCTTATGTTAGGCTTATCAGCTGGATAGACCCAAGATTATAAGATGATTAACAGCAACATTGCATGGTGATCGATGGCCGTCAAAAACAGGGACGAAAGAGACTTACAGATTGCGTTAATGGAGTGGCTCTGTCGGGTCAAGCCGCATCTATTTAATATGACCTTCTCTGTGCCAAACGAGGGCGCTAGAAGCTGGGGCGCTGCTAAAGACTTAACGAGGATGGGTATGCGCTCTGGAGTACCTGACGTCTGTATCGCATACCCTAAAGGCACGTACTGCGGGCTATTTCTTGAGCTTAAAAAGTGCAAGAAGGACTCATCCGACGGTCGCTCCGGTGTGCTATCAGAGACACAAAAAGACTGGATCAGCAAGCTTAACTGCGCTGGATATCTAGCATTGTGCGCTTGGGGGATTGATGAGGCTCACACTATTATTAATCACTACGATTCATATGGTACCAATTTGGTCCACATTGGGGGTGGCAAGTGGCAATTAATCCAGCACAGCTAATCAAGCTCGTAATTAACCCGACATTGCGCAAGATGGGTGAGCACTCTCCGAACGCGGTGATACTGCTTCTAGCTACTGCTGCTAGCGAGTCACAATGCGGCACTTATCTCGGACAGTCACCGAGTTTCAAGGGCTGCGCGCTTGGGATATACCAGATGGAGCTAGCTACATATAACGATATCTTGACTAACTATCTGGGGTTTCGAGACAAGTATCATCAGCAATTAATTAAGAATCTTCGCTTAGACGGAATCCAAGAGCATGAAGCTCTATGCTATAACTTAGAGCTTGCTACAGCATTTGCGAGACTGCATTACTTAAGAGTGCCGGAACCAATTCCGAGCAGATTTGATACGCAAGCAGTCTGGGAATATTACAAAGAGCACTACAATACTGACAAGGGAGCAGCTACTAAGCAGCACTTTATAACTGCATTCGACAAGTACGTTGCTCCGTATATGCTGCATAACTAGCAACTAATCTATGACATCTACCACAGTAGTAGCGATAGCGGCCTCGTCAACGTCAAAACACATGTTAAGACCTAAGCAAGCTACTTTCTCGGCGACATATATCACAGCGGTAAGCACAATGGTTAATATTGCGGCCTTTTTCTGGTTCATAGTATTGCCCTTGGTGTGTGTTGCCCTACTTATAAGTATAGACTTAATATGATCGTAACACTCCCGCACAAATTCACATCCCGAGACTATCAGGTCGCACCAATCAGACAGTTCGCTGACGGGTGCAAGCGCATAATTCTATTATGGCATAGGCGAGCAGGAAAAGACAAAACATCTTTGCAATTAATGACTTACGGAGCGATATCCAGGGTGGGCTTATACTTGTACATGTTTCCAGAGCTTGGGCAAGCGCGTAAAGTAATCTGGAATGGTATTGATAAGGATGGTATGCGTTTTCTCGATCATATCCCACGAGAGCTCATCCGCAGCGTCAATAATACGGAGATGTCAGTCACTCTAATCAACGGATCAATTATTCAAATGGCTGGCTCTGACAGATACGACAATCTGATGGGCGCTAACCCAGTAGGGCTCATCCTGTCTGAGTACAGTATCCAGAAGCCCGAAGCTTGGCGGTACTTCTCACCTATGCTGCTGGAAAATGGTGGATTTGCCATATTTCCTTACACCCCGCGGGGGCAGAATCATGGATACGATCTATATAATAGAGCGCTAGAATCACCGAAATGGTACGTCGACACTAAAACGGTTTCCGACACTGGCGTCATGACAGAGCAAATGATCGAGGAAGAACGTCAGTCTGGAATGCCTGAGGAGCTCATACAACAAGAGTATTATTGCAGCTTCGAAGCCGCGCTGGTCGGCAGCTACTACGCAAAAGAACTGCGTCTTGCTGCACTGCAAGACCGCATCAGAGATTTCGACATCGAGACCGGAATACCCTGTGTCACAGCTTGGGATATCGGTAACTCAGACGCTACATCGATTTGGATCATGCAACCAGTCGGCCGTGAGTTGCGGCTTATCTATTATATAGAGGATAACTTTCAGCCTCCAGAATACTACGCATCTATACTGTTTAATCTCCAGTATGAGCTTAAAATACGCTACGCAAAGCACTGGCTACCACATGATGCGTTCAACAACATCTTCGCACTTGGCGGGCGTTCTACAGTTGACGTAATGCGCAAACACGGTTTGCAGGCAACACAAGCTGACAGGGCAAGCATTGTTGAAGGCATTGCTTCAGCTAGATATCTATTCCCACGTTTTGTGTTTCATAAGACCAATTGCCAAAAAGGCATTGAAGCCCTCAAGTCTTATCGTTCGGAATACGACGCTAAACACCACACCTATAAAAAGTCACCGGTACATGACTGGTCTTCGCACGCCGCGGACGCCTTCCGGTACCTTTGCACTTCTTGGAGGGATAGATTTATGGATGACAGGAAGCAGCAGATAACAAAACTAAAAGAATGGGAGTTGCGGCTATAGCTATAACAGGTCATGCCCCTGACCTGAAGAATAACCGCGGACATAGTCTAGTCTATGTATAACACCATGTCAACATTATCCATGCTATACTTAGCTTGCCGGATGGTCTAATGCAAGATTTAGCGGTAGTTCAGTAGCTAAGATGTGGGTTCAAATCCCACTCCGGCACAACCCTTGCGCAATACCTAACTATGGTATATGCTGTAGTTATGTATCTTCTTCCATTGGATACATAACTTCCTTATTGGGCTGTTGTCCTGTGTGTTGCCTCGGGGCTATCCTACCCGGGGCAAACTTTAGTAAGCTCTAAATATTGTGATTAGTACATCCTCGCTATCGTAATCAATGCCTGAATTTTCTATCTCATCACAGATTTTGTGTAATTCTGCCACGGATTTCACAACCAGATTCAGGTATTCCATGTCTCTTTTGTGCTTGTATGCTTCTAATCTCTCCAACCTTGCCTTAGTTGACATTATAGAGCTCCAAGAATCTTAGATATTGAGTCAGATTCTAGTTTTGTTATTCTGTCCTCTAACTTTTTAATTCTATCCTCAGACATGGCTACGTATTCTTGAAACGCTTTGACCAGCGGCGGGAAGAATTCACCGTATCTTAAGAAATAATCTTCACCATCTCTAACGAAACCAGCAAAATCATTGCTGTCAATCCCCTGGTCTTTCATTAGCTGCTCTACTTCTTGCGCAATGAACCCCTGATGCTTTCTTTTGTAAGTCTTTAGATTACCCCGGGCGTCTAGATGCTCTTTCCAGCGGTATTCTACCGGCCTTAAGCCCATCACAAAGTCATAGCCTAGCTTGCTGTCATAGATGAGCTCTTTTTTTTTGGCATCCGATGTATTAATTGAGCCATCAGTTGCCCAGACCTCAGTCCATAAAGCGCCGGAAGTACCGCAGCTTGCTTGGCTTGAGCTGTTCGGTCTTAGGTGCGGGTCTCCAATTACGTAACTTGCTACACCGCCACATGCAATGTTCATCGAGTTGGCAATACTTGGTGTGCGATATATCCCAGTATCAATATCCCCGGCAAATGTAACGCTTGGAGATCCGGCGGTTCCCAGCGGGACAATGCACTGTGTGGATGCGACTGTAAATGCGGAGCTGGTCAGCGAGGCATAAGAAGTTCCGCCTGCCGCAAAATTAAGCGTATTAGCAGCTGAGTTATAAATGCCAGTGTCAGGGTCACCGCCAAAGCTATAGGTTGGGGCCGCAGCACTGCCTACGGCTGACTGCAATTGACCAGTAGTAATAATGTTAGTGCCATTATCGGTGATATTGGTGGTAAATAGGTTGGCCCATACTGCGCCGGCTGCGCCCAGGTCGTATGTAGCTGTAGAGTTAGGGATTATATCGCCAAAAGTTGTTATTCCACTATTGGAGGTTTGGAGCATTGACGTTCCGCCAACAGCAAGAATCATTGTATCTATCCCGGCTCTATAAATGCCTGTGTTAGTGTCTGCGCTGAATGTGATAGACGGTGCTAGAGCTGTACCATCAGGGGCATAAATAGGTAGTGTTGATGTGATTGCAGTGGTATCTATCGTCGCTCTTAATGAGCCGCCGGTAGATACCCCAAGGCTATCCGCACCTATATTGTATAGACCGGTATTAGTGTCTGCGGTAAACGCAAGACTTGGAGCTGCTGCGCTTCCAGCTGATAACTTGGTAATACCTGACGTAGTTAAGTCGTTGGCAATCGTAATTCCTGACGTAGTGATCGTTTGTCTTAGTACGCCGCCCGCCGACAATCCATAGTTATCAGCGCCTATTCGGTATAGCCCACTGTCTGTGTCGCTAGTAAAAACCATCGCCGGACTTCCCGCTGACCCATCAGCAAGTTTTAGCGTCGATGAAGACTGTATGCCGTTATTAACCACTAAACCAGTAGAA